TTTTTTTTTTTTTTTTTTTTTTTTTTTTTTTTTTGTTGTATTCGTTTCGTTGTGATGTACCGACGGCTCGAGGCCACCGAAGGCAATCAGAGATAGATACAGTTCTCCGGAATGGGTGTAGCCGAAGCCATCGCGCCCATCTCTTCAAACAAAATCCATCAAGAAAGCTTCGGCGACAGGCCCCGAAACGTCGTCCCCTTTAGGTTCGAGAATGACACGCTCAATGAGAGGGAGCATGTCGGACAAAACTAAGCCATAACGGCAATAAAGAAAATCTGAGAGGTGGAAGTCATCCACTAATTTTTCTGGTGGTTCTATAAGTTTGGATTTAATATTGGATATTGTCAATCCGGCTTGTCTGGCATTCCAGGACAAGTCGTCCCAATCTAAATCCCCGGATGTAACTCCGGTTAACAAAAAACGATGCAGAAAAAGGTCCCTCAGACCGTCAAAAAAACGAAATTCATACGCATAACTCAAAGATTTGCCGGCCATATACTTAAGATCTGACACAGCAAGATTGTTGTTAGCCCGCGCATTAAAACGCGCAAGTGCCTTACCAAGCAAGGGCATCATAGAATGGCCCGCTGAATTAGGAACAAAACTCTTCGATAAAAAAGAGCATTGTTGTAATAAAAGAAAGACCTTAGCCTTAGCTTTCATTCTAGCTTCATCAGCGACATCCGCATACTTCCCTGCAGCTCCGTGAGGCAACTTGGTTGTTAAACAAGCGAGCATGTCATCTCCCAAAATACAAACACGGCCACTCTGGCCATAACGCAACGCAAAAGAATGAAAAATGGTCATGTTCCAAATAGAATTACGTAATGTTGTGTCACAAGCGCCAGTAGCCAACTGATGTTCGATGTCCATAGACAAGGAATGCTTAACTGAATAAGCTTTAAAAGTGTTGGTTTTGGCGTACAATAAGGTGAACCAAGAAGGCGCACCCAATCGTTTGTACCACAATCGCATTAAATAATTAACAGAAGAACATTGCATCTTATCATTAGAAGAAAAATCACATTCAAGAAAATGACCAGGTTGCTCCATAGTATCAAAAAAAGAACAAATGTCAGGGCTGACAGTTTTGTATCCAAGCTTATAACGAATACCATCCGGTTCGACATTTAACAAAGCTTGATTGAGGCGAGTAATCAATACCTCAACCAAGGGTC